GATAAAGAGGGGGTGTGTATCGTTTCGTCATTTGATATATTCCTGTTAGGAGAACCGGGGCTGAGACGAATCCCAACCCCGGCCACACCCAAGACCGACGCTTGATATATTGATTGTCCGACTTAGAAGATCACCGTCGGAGCGTATGCTACCCAGTTCTCTTGCAGAACGACAGCACTGTTGTTGACAGCTTTGATATCGGTTCGCGGAGGTTCGATTTCTTCCGCCTTGCCCATATCGAAGCCGTATACGTACTTCTCGGGTTGTCCCTTGTCGTACTTGACCGGCTCGCCGCCATGCACAACGCCGATCCAGTCGTCGGAAGGATCGGGGGTGATGATTACCTTGTTTGCCGGAATATATCGGGTGTAACCCGTGCTCGACGTTTGATCCGCAATCGTTTCGCCGGACTTGGCAGGAATATAACCTTCGTCATAGATATGGAAGGTAATATCCGGCAGAGCACGAAGAACGAAGTTGACGTTGCTGTTCGGGATACCCTTGGCCGGATCGAGTTCACGCTGAGTACGTGAATCCCAGATTCGCATTACCGAACCGCCGACTGCTTGCGTCTTGGTGTTATACATCAAGTTGTTCAGCACCGGACCGGTGCCCCATACGTGACGCAGAGGACGACCATTCATGCGGGTATGATAGAAGTTCAGGTTAGTGAACTGCGAAATCAAATCCGCTGTTGGACTGTCCCAGGATGTTGCGATGATGTTCGCACCACCGGCACCGATTGCGAGTTGTCCCGTATAATGTTCCGACGGCATGAGCGACGGAACCGAGATTGCATTCGCGGTTGAATCCGAGAACGGAACAGGCAACAGGTCTTCCCCGTCCGGAATCAACTTCCAACCACCGAGGAAGACCGAAGCGGTCATAAACTCGTGGAGGTTGATATATCGACGGAGGAATTCACGGGTTTGACGAGCAAAGTACGATTGACCTTTTTCGTCGATCATGGTCATCGGATTGCCGAGACCGCGAGTCCCGTAAACCAGTTCGTGCTCGATTGCCATTGCTTCATATGATCGGCAAACCGAAACTGCACGTTGCCCGGCGGGCTTACGAGAAATTCGGGTCGGTCCGCTCATTGGAGCACGCATCGTCGGCAAACTACGGGTCGGATTGAATATATCGTAGAAGCCTTGACGACCTTGGATTCGAGCAACCGGAGTGGAAGTCAGTCCGGTGCCGTAGAATCGTTGGAGTTCCGAACCGGAGGGCCGAAAGTCCTGGACAAGAGCGATTAATCGCGAAATACGAGTAAGTTGCTCGTAAGATACACCTGCCATCGGTATATTCCTTTATTGTGAAGTGAATGAAAGGTCTTGGTGAAACTCAATATATCGACTGTCAGGGTTAGCTTACGGTCACAGCCTGACCGCTGTACACGGCGGGTCGCACGACCCATTTGGTTCCGTTGCCTTCGTAGGTCAACATTCCGCCGACCTTCTGGCTCGCAGTGCTGAACGCCAAAGACGTTGCAGCGACGTTGTTGAACGCAATCACGTTTGCAGACGGCGACGTTACCGTTACCGTTTGATCTGCTTCGACTCGGAATGCGAACTTCAAACCTTTACGCGGCGTAGCGGGAAGGGTGAAGGTCACAGCACCGGCAGCCCCGGCGTTTGTGAACATCTTTCCGTAGTCGGCATATACGACAGTGTAGTTCGCCGTCTTCGGAACGATTCCTCGATAACCGGATTCGAATCCATAACCGAGAGCATCGTCGTCGATCTTGAATCGTCCGAAGATTTGCTTTCGGATTTCGAATTCAAGAGCATCGCCGGAGATACCCGCATTCGCATTGCCGGGGATCAACAAGCCTTTGGCTTTGATGTTACCGGCTTGAAGAACATATCCGGTGAACCGGTCCTTGGTCGATCCGAGGTATCCCATCGGAACGGCAAGCAACAGAATGCCTGATATATTCTGCGATCCGTCAACTGCCGAAGGATCCCACGGAACCGTCTTACCGCTGGAGATAACCGTTCCGAGCAACAGACCGGGACGCAAGGTTGTTTCATAACCTACGTTTCCGGTATCTTGGGATGCCGCGTCGATGATGACGTTGTGGCCGATTGTCTGTTGTTCGTAACGACCCCAAACGATTGAGGTATATTGTGCTTCAAGAGTTTCGACAGTCGGAAGCGAACCGGGAACTAAGTGGGATCCCTGGTACGTTTGAAAAATACTCATTTATCGAGTTCCTTTCAATTCAATTTTGAAATTTGATATATCGATTGTGACGAACTCGAAAATGAGTTACTGATTCATAACGCTGAGTAACAGCGAAGACAGGTTCTTCTCTTCGTCAGGGCTAAGGTCAGCAGCATCCGAAGGAAGCGGAACATGAGAGTCGTCAGTCGGAATGCTGAAGTTGAACGCCGATGCCGGAGTCTTGGCAGGGACCGGAAGTGCCTCGAAGGATTCGATGACGACTTCGAGCGGCGTCTTCACGTTGTTGTCGATCAAGCTTGATACGTCGGTGGACGACATATTGAACGATGCGATTTTCGGAGCGATAACCGAGTCGTACACGGCTTGAGTGATTCGACCACTCGATACCAATTCCTTCGCACGACGAGCAACGTCGGCAACTTTGGAAGTGGCGAGATTTCCGGCAAGCTTGTTGACCAGTGCCACAAGTGCGGAATTATCTTCCGTCTTCGGAGCAGGGGTAGCAGGAGCCGGAGCGGCTACGGCTTTGAAACCCAAGTCTTCCATCGTGAACGGCTTGTTTGTCGCCGGGTTGACAGCTTTGGTTTCGACGATTGCCTTTGCTTGGGCTTCGTTCATTTCGGACTCTCCAGTGCTTGAAAACAAAATAGGTATCTGAGGGACAAACGCCTCGTCATCGTCAGCATTCAGTTTACACATCGCTTTTTGTTTAAGCGATACCGTTAACATTTGGACGAGGTTGGTTCGATCTACCCCCTGAGGAAGATATATCGATTCTTCTGCCAATGCGTCTCGGAGTTCATTTATTCCGGAATCATCGGACAACGCCATTGACATTGAAAACGCGACTGCGTTGTCAACGAGTTCAAAGTTCTGCTGATTGGGCATGACGGGGTTAGTGCAAAGTGCGATATGTAAAGGAACATGGTCCCACTTGTTATTTAATCCGTCAGTCCATTCATCAAGAGCACTGATCGACACTTCTTTGACAGTAGTGGCGATCTTGCCCGCAGGAGTGTTTATATCATTCTTGTCGCCGAAGGCTTCAAGTTCTGCGAACAACGTCGGGGCACCGTTTACGTTCTCAACGTAGAACCGATCCCAGTATCCGGCGTTGTTAAACGCATCGGCTTGAGTCGGTTCGTCGATAACAGGCAATGCCGCAGGCGAATGATTGAATGGTGCCGGAATTTTATATCCAGCAGCAACCAATCGATTGCCGGTATTGGCGTATGCGTGAATGTCTTCAGGAGTAAACTCCTTCGATACTCGTCCGTCTTTTCGAGCCGCACTGTATCGGCCTGCTCGAACAATCTCTTTCTTAAATCGGCTTTTCATAATGAGACCTATACAGGGACTTCAACCACGGTCAAGAATCCGTGACCGTAACGGCGTTTGTTTGTTGACTCACGTAAGGCCCATGAGTACCTTCCATGAACGTCATTAATCGATGATGGAAGTGCGAATGTGACAGCATTATCGGTAATGGTCAATTGCGTTCCAGTCAAAGTAATCTCTGATCCGTCAGCACGACGGATAACGATATATAGGTCTTTTCCAGTCAGCGATATATTTGCTCCGGAAGCGTCAATCGCATAGATTGTAAATTCCGGATCGACTTCATATTGCACCGCAGTTAGATTAGTTCTTGGAACAGGTTCATCACTGCGAATGGCAACGGCTGGGCTTATCGTGACGTTGAATAAGGACTCAAATGCCGAGGGGTCATTTACAGTTCCTTCTCCACCTTCAACAAGTAACCAACCGTCTCCCATCTTGTTTATGTCGTCGTATATATCGACCGTGTACCAACCGTCTGCAAGCGTGACTGTGCTGGAATAATAACCTTTTCGCCCTACGTGGGAGATTGCGTTATATTCTTCCGTCAAAGCTAGATCATTGAGAACTGTTGCTGCTCGGCAAATCAACAGGTGCAGGTTGCTCTTGGACGGCAGGTACATCAGGTTGATTGTTGCCATTCTGATTACCTTGTTGAATTGCTTGACGAATCTTTGCATCAAGCATTACTGAAGGTCGAGCCAACTCAATACCTTGACGACACCCTACGTCGCACAATGCGAGAATAAATTCAATGTCGTTTTGAGTAAACTCGATTTTTGCGGTCTTGGACATAGATATATCACCCTAACTGAGAACTGCGACGACTTCAGGTTTCAGAACGTCTGGAACGCCGAGAGTCGTCATAATGGTCTGTTGAACTTCCGGAGCAGCTTCTTTCAGCTTAGCTATTCCAGAATCGATCTTCGCTTGAACAACTTCGCCGAATGCAGCATCCATCTGTGCGAGGAATATATCATCCGCAACAGATTGGATAGTCGGTTCCGTCAATAACGGATTCAACGGGAGAGGATCGTTCGGACGAAGTATGTTCTGGGATTGTATTTGAAGGTTCTGTTGTTGAAGTGTCAAGTTCTGTTGTTGAACTTGTTCCAATTTCTTTTGAAATCGAAAAGCAAGTCCGTACTTCTGATTCTGAGAAAGTTCCGCAATGTTTACAACTGCCATGATAAATCTCCTACCACGTTGAAAGTGCTGACCGTTTCCAGGAATTCGTTCCTACACAAACATATATGTAGTTAGCGTCCCAGCAAATTTGCCCCAGCGTTCCGGTATCTGATGCGGAAGCTGGCGTCTTAGGCGTATCAATTTGAATCTTGTCTGATGTGGTTCTCAGGAGACTGCTGAACGTAGCCGCACCTGCACTGATCGGAGCATCTGCATTACCCGCATAGTTGCGAGACTGGAACCCAGCATCAGCATATGAAGTGACCTTCAGTCCAACTGTATCTTTACCCATCGCAGCATCATAATTTGACGACTGGGTATTCGAAGCATTGGTGCTCCAAACAATCTTGTTGGAGGAATGGAGGTTAACAGTGCCAGTATTGGTGATCTTGAACCATCCGGCATAGCTGTTTAACGAACCACTGTATGTGGCATCACTGAATGCAATTGTCCCGTCTGTGGTCCTGTTTCCCTGAGTCACCTTCACGCCATTGGTGTTCGGCAGAATGTACGCCTGCGGTGATATGCTGGTCCCGGTGATCGTTCCCAATGCGACTTGTGCTGCACCGAACCCGTTGGCTGCGGAACCGAATGCACCCGCTTTAACCGTACCCCGATAGGTCATGCCTACGTGAGCGTTACTGCCCCCTATACCTGCCGTGACGGCTTCATAGGTGCTGTCGAAAATCAACGTACCGGTGAGAGTTATATTGCCCGTCTTGGTTTCATTGCCAGTTGTGTGAATTACGTTTGCATCGTTTGTCGGAGTATATCCAAGTGCGGCTTGCTTGCCATTAAATGTATTCCAGTCTGTAGAGGATAGATATCCACTTACAGAAGTAGACGCAGCCGGAATTGAAACTGTATTAACAGAACGAGATAGTGGACCGCTAAACGTCAATACTTGTTCGGGGGTATATCCCAGTGCAGATTGTTTGGAGTTGAATGTTGACCAATCAGTTGAAGATAAATACCCGCTTTGACTTACAGATGCAGCAGGAATCGAAACTGTATTCGAAGTTCGAGACAGTGGACCCGAAAATGTAAGAGGATTTTCCTTGCCTGCTGCAACTGCGGATACTATTGCGAGGTCAGAGGCACTAGCTGGAGTATATCCAAGTGCGGCAATAATCGCAGCAGAGGTCACACTTGGAATAGGCTTATATGTTCCGTCGGCGGCTACGTAGTCGTTTCCTGACGACGGAGTATTAGCCGGTTTCGGAAGTATATTCCGAACCTGGTTTGAATCATCGTAAGTGAAAACGGCTACGTAGTTCGCCATTGAATTAATCCTTCAACTTCTTGAATACTGCCAGAAGACCGGCAATTATCGGATTACTAGACGCAATTGCAGTTAAAGCCGCATCACCGAAGGTCATCAGAACCTTGAAGACTTCTGGAGCATATGGCTTCAACTTATCATATATCGAATGTGCGACAACTTCAACTTCCGGAGTATGCGGTTGTTCCGATAAGTGAATTAATTCATCGACATTCGACTGGACGCCTTCAGGAACTACTTCCCGAATGGCTTGAAGAACTTGAGGAGGAGATACCGTCGTATGATTGACGACGCGATTGTCGCCGACTTTAACGTCTCCTCCGGAAATTTGACCAATGGGGATATTGAAACTAGCCCCCATTATTTTCTCCTATCATTGTTTGGTTAGATTTGACCTGACCAACCGGAGTGTTATATATGGTTGTCTTACCGGTAAGTGCGGCAACAGCTTGAAGTACGGCAGTTTCAGTTCGAATCAATTCAGTTATTATTTCCGATCTGACTTGCCACTGCACAGTAGCACTTGTCTCAACCGTCTTTGTAACTGTCTTGATCGTAAACGCTACATCACTGAGAGTTGCAGTCGTATCCTTTACAACTTGAATATTCTCTGAATGTAACTTCCGTACATACATTTCTCGAACTACGGACCAGACGCAAAGGGTGAGTAACGCAATCGTCTCAAGGATTGCTATTGTGCTCACTATCGGAAGCCACTGGTGGTCCATCGATTTTTCCTTCCGACACGGATTGCAACCGTGAAGCGCATTCTTGAATAATGGATCGTCCTATTCTGAATGCTCGTTTCAAACAAACTGACCTTTGCAAAGGGCTTTTGTGCTCTGTTATTTTAGAATTTATATGTTCCAACTCTGCAAGGCTTTCCGTTACAGCCTGCGACATCATATATCGGTGCCCAAATAAAAATAGTGGCGACAGATAAAGGAGCCGCACCAAGACTTACGCAAGGGTGATATATTGCTTGGGTCTTGGTGCGGAACTCCCGGTTCACGGGCTACTGAACGCGACGCCTGAGAATGCCAAGCGGTCCAGTCTTATATTGAGGGCCGGAGTAAGATGATTCACAAGTAACCGTACCATCCGGATTCTTGACGCATGTTTGCGACGACGACGTAACCTGTTCAGTATATACAGGGGTGTACGACGACTGAGACACTGCCGATCCGCTCGATCCGTAATTTGAAGTAGTTGCTTTGACCGGTGCAGTATACGAACCGTACTTCGATTCGAGACTCGAAACTCGGGACTCCAATGCCGTCAATCGAGAATCGCAATTGCAGTCGGACGATTGGACCGTATCCGTTGCGACAATTCGTTCATTCGTATCGGGTGTCGGTGTCTCAACTTGCGGAATTAAAGCCCCTAACAGTGCAAGGGCAATTCCAAAGATAGCTTTACTTAGTGTTTCCACTGGAAACCTCCGGTATAAGAGAGTTCAATTCTCCGCCTACAGTAGCGGAGCCTTTCAATATATCGTTTGCCTCGATCAGCTTCGACAATGCCTTAGCTCGATCATTCGATCCCATGTCCGTAGACTGGGTTTTCTGAATGTGTTCGATTGTCGCGTCAATAATGTCGCGAGCATCGACACCGTTCGGATTCAAGGCTCCTCGCCATACAATGCGAAACGAACCGTTGTATCCGTTTGTCTCGCCTTGCAAGTATCGATTGCCTTGAATCACATGTTGGGAAGTAAACATAGGTTTGGGTGCTGCCACCATCCCTGCCAATAAGAGGAGGATTGATATATTCTTCATGCAGCCAGCTTCGCAGCAATAACCGCATTGGCCTCGTCAGGACGGGCCTTAGCTTCGACCATTACGCCGAAACCTTTTTGTCCGTAATCTTCTCCCCAGGAATTAGCGAAGATCGTTCCGAACTTACCGGGGCTTACCTCCACGAGTGCAACGTGACATACCAAATGGCCCCACCAAGCATGGCCGATAGGTACAGGAATCCCGGCGAGTAAGTACGCTGCAACTGTGTCAAAGTCGCCGGGACGAATATCCGAATATTCGAATGCAGCGTATTGTTTACGATCTGCTCTCGACTTCGTGTTATCGTACTGACGATCAATCGCATTTGCAGGCCAAAACTCTTGGGAACAGATTCCGTGTTCGGTAGACCCTTCAATTGCTTGAAGACCCCATCCTCCTACGTTCTGGAAGTTCTTTATAATCGCTGCCAGAGACGCCGGGGACAAACGAACATTTCGCATATGTGAGCGAAGCATCATCGCCATAACAGCGTAGACCACTCCATTACACCAGCAATAGTTCGTTTGCTGTTGATCCAATACGGTCAACCCGCCGTACTGAATCTGATGATATAAACTCGATTCATTCGCTTGCTGAGCCTTAATCAAGGCACTCCATTGACTTCTGGGAGGAATCTTGATCGAAGCGGCTGGAGCAGCATATGATGATGCGAATGGTTGTTTCGAGTAATCACGGGGAATATAACTGGAGTTATATCCTCGATTGACTGACTCTTGGACGAATTCGTGAGAGTTTTCCGCCGTGATGACGGGCATACCCATATATGTATTCACTTATTCGCCTCCAACAACTTCAACATCGAGTTCACGTCTTTCGGCATTTCTTGCGAAACGCTTCGTCTTCCGTTCTGAATGTAAACCCACGGCAAAGACTTTCGCGGCTTCGCTTTCATCTTCGTCCATGAATCACCGTAAGAAGATATATCGTCGTCTTGATCGCAGGTATGATACGCCGCCTTGTTCTCATCAAGCCACTTACGTACCTTGATCGAGTTGTACGCCGCAAGTTGTTCCGGAGGAGTACGAGTAATGTCGTCTCGTTCCTCTACGAACAGGACTTGCATCCCTTTGACTCCTGGAGAAGAGTCGATTGGAGCAGCATTTCGATATAAGTAGATTCCGAATGCTGCCACAACTGCGAAAAGAAGTATCCAAGAAATCGGAAAGGACTTCTTCGGAGTAATTAATTCCGCAGTTTGGGTAGGAGTAGTCTCGAATATATCGATCACGTTGTCATCCCCTGGGCGGCTAGCTTCTGTTGCAGTTCGGCGAGTTGGGCTTTCAACGCCGCATTTTCCTGTTCCGGTGTCAGCGGTTTAGGAAATATATGTTCTTCAATAGCCGCTACGCGATCGGATAGACTATTGAGAACAGGCTTGACATCTGCCGTCAGATTCAAAACCGACGTGACCTTGTCATTCAAATCGGTCAAGAAGATAGTCAGCTTCTCCGAATTAATCGGAGCAGCAGTTCTAGTAGGAGACGCAACCACGGGAGCGACTTGACTTCCCGTTGACGTATTCTTGGAAGCAAGTCCCTTAACCGTTTCATATATACCTGCCAGTAAGTCGCCGCAGACTCTTCCGATTGCAGTCAGTCCGAACAGCGTTACGCCGCCGATGAACATGATCGCTTCGATAAGTATCGGAAGGAGCAACCCTGTAACGGATTCGAATCCTTCGACGCCTTCTTTCTTCGGAGATAACCAAGCTTGAAATATATGAATTAGCTGGAAGAGTCGTCCGTTGATTAACATATGTATCAACAGAACGACTACGGCAAGTCCCACAAGGAACTTTAGACCACGATTGTCTTGCATTATCACCCCTATTAAATAAACCTAATTGAACCGGAAACGCTTACTACCAATTGAAGTCGAGTTATTCATCGAGGTCAACGGCCCTCTAGTGAAAGGCAGCATATTCGCACCATAACCCCCTGAAGGAGATACATTTCGTCTAGGGGCGATAAACGAACTTGACTGTGATTGTCTTATCGGATTGGCATGAACTGCTGCTTCATTCGTGAATTCATTAGCTGCGTCGGATAGTGTATCGATAATATCGTCTTCTTCGATCTTCAATCCGGTCCATCCGAATATTTCAGATTCCGCAACATCGACCCACGGTGCAATTTCTGGAAGAAAGATTTGGCCGCGTTTCATCATCATCTGAGCAGTAGTCGAATTCTCGATCTTGTCAGAGCGTTTGACTGCTTTACGGATCGGAATCTTGGCTCTGGCAATATATTGAGCGGCACCTACACCTGTTCCGTTATATTCACACTTAACGTATGCAGGTTGCCACTTATTATAAAATCGAATTACTTCGTCTACGACGTTCGGAACTTCATCACGGAATCGAATCATGTCCAACATGAACAATCGAATACCTACAGTTCGCAACCATCCCCACATAGACATTACTGTCCAGGAGTTTGATCCCCGCCGTACTTGGTCATCGATCATACCGTCGTCGACACTTGCAGCAGTATCGAGAGTTGCGAATATATTCAAATCAGATATCAGTACCGAAGTCAAGTCATTAGACTCAGTAACGATATAATCAGTGAACATATCCAATATATTCTGCTGCTGTTCGTTCTCCCCTTCTTCATTCTGTCGATACACTACGTTACACGACGTATCATGGAACTGGACGTAGCCATTGAACGTCGAATAGTGTCGTGCCCATGTTCGTTTGAATCGAGAGTCCGGACGTACTTCCCAGTTACCGTCCATCAATCGAGACTTCTCACTCAACGGCAATGACGCCAGCATGTCTTTATATGCTTTGGTATCGACGTGAGGGTTGTCATTGAAGAACGACGGAATAAAATGACGTTCTTTAGACGTACTGACGAAGTTCACCTTCTGTCCTGTTGCGAGTGCTTTCAGTGCGGCTTTACGATCCGGGAACTCTTTCGGATCAGGAACGATACCCCATCGTTTCTTAACCCATGATCCACCGGGTCCACCTGGGTTCGTTGCTGCTCGCATCCGTAACGGGATTGAAGACAGAACGGCACACTTCGGACAAGTACCGATCCAGATCGGATTATCGTCATCGTCCTTTCCGTGTATCGGGCATGATCTTCTACGCAAACGAGTGTGCATAAAATCGTAGTCAGTTGCGTCAGGCCATTGGGTCAATTCGTCAAATGCAGCATATTGGAACTCGGCAGATTGATACCGTTCCTTTACTCCTGCATCCCCAATATATCCAAACGCCATACGAGCAGGCATCCCAGGTTGACCATCTGGATAGAATGCTGGAAAGTACCAAGAATGCTCTCCAGATACATACTTGACTCCTTCACTTAGCCATCGATCTAACCATTCATGTGATCGACTGATAAGTGCCCCAGGTTGTTTCAGGTCAGTCAACTGCCAACGGAATATAATTGCCGAATAGGACGGCTTATCAGCGTGTTGCAAAGCTGCTTGAAGAAGATAGGACGACTTACCCCCGGCCAATGCTCCTCCGAATAACAACTCTTTACAGTCAAGTAGAAGTGCTGCAAGCTGCTTATCCGTCGGAAACTCATGTATATACTTAGTCCAAGGAATGTTCAACTCGGCATACGTGTCTTGGACTTCGTCGTGATGCCTTCTTTCCAGGAGTTGTTCGTCAACTGCGGCACTGTGAACACCGGGGAGATCCCCGGCACCCCCAATTTCTGGAAGAGAAGGTGTTGAAGTATCGCATATATCGTCGAACGTGACTTCCTCAGTCTTGCGATCCAATTCGATCTCGTAATATATGATCCGTTTCTTCGGAACGTACTTCGTGAACGGGAGTTTTGATTGCATTGGATAAATTCCGCAAAACGGTATCTGTGTCCGATTGTAATTGAGCCAGTTTGGTATGAATCAACTGAGCCTTGTCACGATGCGGATTACCAGGGGGTTGATTTTGTGACGCGATTAGGTCGAGCATGATTCAATCTCGTCTTCATTTGAGTTCTACCGTAGACGGCAATTAGAAGTGCATCGGCCTCATGGTCAGTAACTTTCATATATTTACTGAACAGCTTCTGAGCCTTAAATCGCGTAATCTTCTTGTCGCCTCCTGTACGACAATTCAAGGCCGTTTGCCAAGTCTTTGCCAGTACAAGAGTAGGAGTGAAGCAAGACGCAATGCAGGACGTGAAGAGGGTGCCGAACCACATACCTAGAATCTTCCATGCCTTGCGTCCTTGTCGAAACGGGTTGATCCTCTCCAGGAATACGGCATCGATATTATTCGATCCAATGAATCGATATATCTCTTTTACGTGGTTCGGATTGGTCAAATCCATTCCCTCAAATCGTAGAACCTCAGCACCTACTATCTTCGGTCCCTTGAACTCTACGATTGCGATGGCACCCTTATTCCCCGGATCAATTCCCGCTATTCTCATTATTCAGCATCCGCCTGCATGGTGGCTTCGACCGTCAATCGAGCAATCTTCGACGACGACAGCAACGCATCACGCCACCATTTCTCATGTATCTGAGTTTCGATTCCGCGAATCTGTGCAAGTCGATCGACACATGTTGTCATAACAGCAATATATAGTCTTTCTTGCAATTCCGGTGACATTCGGAATCGTTGCGGTTCATTCTCTGCCGTAACAACCTCTGCTCCAGGAGTACCGGAAGCTGCTCTTGCAATTACGTCTGACTTTGCCATGTATGTGGTCCTGAGTGAAGTATCCGTATCTAGCCTGTCCGATATATACAATGTGTAGTCAACTACGATTGAATATGAATCTCAATCTCTTCAGTGACTTCTTCAACCGTAGTAACGACTTGTGGAACTTCCGCCGGGATCTCAGAATGTTCTCCACAGTAGTCGTTGTTCCCGTCTACCGTAGGTGGAAGATGTTGAGTCGGTGGATATCGTCGACAGAGTCCGTGGTCACGTCCTTTTTTGTCATAGAACGTACAGGTGTTGCAAGTCTTCATCTTACTCTCTCCGTTAGTCAATATATCGATATATGAATTGTCAGTGGATCGTTCCATCCCCGGAGTCCCATTTCCGTATCCGTAATGAGATCCTATCGGAGTCCCATTTCCATAGGGCCATATATGGAGATCCTAATCGGCATGAATATGGAGATCCTATCCCGCAATGGAGAGTCCTCACGGAGTCCCGTTCCATTAGGAGTCCCGTTCATTTGTTGAATAACGAGATGAGGATTCGGCTCGTTGTGTTCCTAACGCAATGAGGACTCTCCATACCCCACCTGTCAACCTCCATCGATGTGATATATCGTCGGTCGACGTGCAATATATCGATGGTCGACGTGTGACAAGTGAGGGAATGATATGTCGTCAAGCGTGGTCAAGCGAATATATGTCGTCTCCAGGGGTCTCGCATGTGATTTGTCTGGCGATCGCCCAATAGCTATGGAATCAAATAGGCTGGCGATATATTATCCCTCTACGTCTCTATGCTCTATGGGTTTGGGTGTGCTGTCAACGATGTATCCTTGCCGCTGAAGTACGGCTAGTGCTCCTGGTAGTGTCTTGGTCAGTCTCCGCATAGCATCGGGATTATGTGTACCTTGAGCGATGGGTTGTGCTTGTGTCTGGGCGTCCGGTGATGACTCGACATATTGGGTCAGTGTATTCCGGATCAACCATTGGTCAGGTCGTTTCTCGCGTAGTGTCGCCTCGGCTAGTAGTCGTGCGTCTGCGGCAAAGCTCCTGAGAATTTCGTACAATCGACGGTAGGGGCATTCCGGCGGTGTCGATCGTTTCCGGCCTCGGTCAAGCCATCTGCGAAGCGTCCCAGGTCGCAGTAGTAGCTTAGCCTCGATGGTTCCAATGCTCGCACCTAGCTTTGCATATTCTTCGATCGTGTTTACTAGTGCCGAGTCCCCTAGAATATGTTGCGGATGGGTCGGTACTCGTTCAGGCAGTTGCGGGCGGATCAGCGATATATCGTTGGCGTCTGGCCGGTCCGGCGTCTTGGTCTTGCGTGCCATGTCATACGCTCCTGGTTTTGCGGAATTAAATCGTGCGAAAAAAAAAAGAAAAAAACCCCGCCGTCCATTAGAGAACGGGG